TTGTTTTTTCTTCGATGGCTTTCGCCTTCTCGATTGCTTTCTCGGCATAAGCTGCCCACTTTCTAAGAGTTCTAGCTTTGTCCTTACGGTGTCTTTCATGTATTAACCTTTTTCTTAAACCCACATGTGATATTATTCTATTAGTTTTTGATGTTAGCCAATTAGCTACTTCACGATAGGAATATTGTTTTACATACTTCCTAGCCATTTCTATAGCCTCTAACTCAAAAGGTATTGGGTCAAGTAAGTTGGGGTCTTCGTCATTTATCTTATAACCAAATGGAATAGTTCTAGCTATTCTAGGTATCTGTATCCATTCATTTTGCTCTTCGTCTTTTAAATCTGTTGGTTGTGGTAGCTTCCACTTTCCTAAACTTCTATCCATCATTCTTTGCAGGCAATAGCATAACACCACCAGTGCTTTCTACTTGCATTTTTTCAGTCTTCACTAAGCCTGTCCTATCTAGTAATTCTTTTGCAGCAGACATCTTATCTCTAATGCCTAGCTCTGTAGGGTCATATAAACCACTAACCATAGCCATTGCAGCTTTAGGTGCATTTCTACTCATAAATAATTGTGTCGCTTCTAGTATCTCTTCTTTCATAGATTTAACTATATCTGTTGTACTAGAGCTTTCGGAATAACCTGCAAGTTTTTTTGCAGCTACAACATCTCCACCTGCTTCATCAAATAAAACAGCTAAAAACTTTTGTTGTCTTTCTGTTAGTGTTCTACTCATGTTGGTATACTTTCTCTATAGTATTGTCTGTCAACTATTGCTATTAAACGTTTTGCTCTATTTGGAGTTTGTCTATACCAACGTGAGTCTTCCATCTCTATCGCCATTTGTTGCCAGTCCATATTGTTTACTGCAGCACACATATTTTTAAATTGACTTAAACGAGGTCTGCCTAATTGAAAACACATATTTGCTAACACGTGCTGTATATCTTGAGGTAGTTCATCAAACTCAGGAAATAAATCTTTACAATCACTTATTGAAACTTTTATATCTCTTTCAAACCAATCATTGACTTGCTCATTAGGTATTTTAGTTCCAAGTGGTTGACCATAATATTCTTCATCCCACTCTGTAATTAAATGTCCTATTCCTCCAGTCAAATGCCCTTCACTACACCGATACAACTCATATTTTATTCCTTCATCGTTAGCTAATTCATCCTGTAGTTTTATTAAATTCATATTCGTTTAAATCCTAATTCCATTTGTTGTTTGCGTATTTCTTGGACATGTTTGTGCCAAAAATAATTACCTATATTACATATAGATGATGATAGCTTTAAATATATTCTAGCTTTAAGTGTCATTTATTTTTTCTTTTTTAGTGGTACATTCATTTCTTTGAATTGTTTTTTAGTAACTTTTTTATAAACATCTTTTTTCTTCTTAGTTGCTACAGGAGTTAACTTTCCTTTTTTAAACGTGTGTGGGTCAGGAACTACTACTGTAGCACCAACTCTTATTGTTTTTTGTTGTATTGTTCCTTTTGTAGGAGAACCTTTATCTTGACCTGTTTTAAATTTAGGATTTAAAGACATTAACTTTCGTAATGTTGTATTATTTGCTTTTGCTATATCACTTAAAGTTTCATTCTTTTTGACTTTAACTTTTTTAGTCATAGAACTTGCACCACCTGCTTTAGTAGCTTTTACTATATCACCTATAAAACTACCTGTAGTAGATTTATTTTTACTCTTGTTATTTTTGTCGTTCGTCATTTAAATCTCCTTATTTATTTTTAAACATTTTTGCTGCTTGTCCGACACCCTTGATTCCAAAAGACGCACTAATTGCAATATATAAGAGGTACTGATACCACTCTGGAAGAGTTGCCAATATATCAAATCCTTGTTTAACATAGTCTGTCATTCCGGGTATAAATACTAATATGGCAGGTGTCAATAACACCACTAATGCAAACTCGTCTTTCCAAGAATCCACTGTTGCATCTGCCATCTTGCCTTCCCATGCAACCTCACCTGTTGCAACCTTTTCTGCAACAGAAGCACGAGCCTTTGCCTCTGCAACTTTAGCCTGTCCATCTGCCTTTGTTTTTTCTATCTTGTTTTGAAACCACGTTCCTGCGAGGTTTGCGATTGGTCCTATCAGTGCTTGTATCATTCTTTATTTTCTCCTTAATTCTAGCTAGTCGTAATTGTTCTTTTACCTTAGCTGAATCTACGAAATTTTGATGTTTTCTTTGCAACCGTTTTGGGCTGCTGAGATACCTGTCTACCTGCTCTCTTCGCTTTTCGTTTAGCAGCCGTAGAGGCGGCATATTCACTGGAACTAAGAGCCTTAATTGCTTTCTCAGGTAAATAACGTTCGCCAGTAGCTTTTGACCCCTGTGTACTAGGTTTACCTGACTTGGTTCTCCATTTTTGTTTTGTCCACGCAACTAGTGACCTTTGTCCTTTTTTAAGTGCCATTCATATGCTTCCTTAATTTCTTCTATGGTTCTCTTGCATCCTATACATACATTGTCTTTTAGTTTGCATACACCTATGCAAGGAGTTAAAATCTTCCTGTCCATTTACCAACAATCCATGCTAGTAATCCTGCAAAAAATAAAACGAATATAACAGCTACACCATATCCTGCGTATTCCATTAACTCTTCTCTACGCTTCTGTGCCATCTTCTCTGCGTATCGCCTTGACTTTCTAGCTTGTGCTTGGAACTCTTGCCAATCCTGCCACAATCCGGGTCTACCTGCGTAAATCATTATCTGTTTAAGTTCGTCTTCTTGTTGCTTTATTTTCTCTAAAGCTAAGAACTCTTCTAAATCACTACCACCTACACCTCTAGCCTTTTGTTTCTTTGCTTTCTTTTCTATTTCTTCTTTAGCAAATACAAAATCAGATATATGTTTAGCACAGCCTGTAAGTTCTTTTCCATTGCTTACAAAATTTTTAATTACACTGAAAGCCGCATTTGCTGCTGCGAGTTCTGCTAACATTATCTTTTCCTTCTAGGCTTACAATATGCTGTTATTTGTAGATTAGGTCCTTCCTGTTGTGGTATTGAAGGTTGTGCATGTAATCTTTCTGCAAAGTACAAACATCTATCTATATCTTCAAAAGTTTGTGTTTGGTCTACTACTCTTATTCCCATCATAAACACAAGTACAAACTCAATCATTACCTTTCTCTGCTATTTGCTCATCGTGACACTCACAGTTACAATCTTCACAATCACAATCGTAACATTCACAAGTCTCACATCTATTTTTTATTTGTTTTTCTGTCATGTGCTTTCTTTAACTGCTCTTTTGCTTTTTTAAATATTGCTACAACTTCAGTCTTTCCCATTACTTTAGCTCTTTGCTCACCGACTGTAAGTATCTGTATCTTTCTCGCATATGGTTTATTGATTTTCTTAACTTTTGCAACGGTTGCTCTTGCATCGGCTGCTGTGGCAAACTTGATGCTAACTGTGTCTTTAGGGTTTTCATCCGTATATAAGCGTCTGTCTGAACCTTTGGGTTTTTTTCCTGTGCCAACTTTAGGGTCACGCTTTTTTCTTTTTGACAACTTTCTTATATCCCTTTTTTTGGTCTTTGTTAATTTTAGTCAAAGTCTTAGCCTGACCTGCATGAAGTTTAGATGCTTTCCTTAATCCTTTTATCACCTTTGTTAATTTTTTTGTGTAATGTGGCATTATCCTCTATACCCTCCTCCTTTTGATTTGTATTGTTTTGCCAACATCTGTGCCTTTCTTGCACTCCATTGACCGGGTGAACCTCCCTTACCACCTGCTTTGATACGGTTGAATAAATTTTTACGCATTGTAGGTTTAGTATAGTTACCTGCCTTATTTACTGTGCTTTTTGTTCTTTTTATTGCCACTTCTATCCTCATATAAATTATTAAATGTTGTAAATGGGTCTAGGTAAGATTCATGTGCTTCTGCTGAGTGTGTCCATTGAGATGGTGAAAAATCAGGTGCACCTTCTCCTGTAACCCACAGAGCAGGACTTGTAGCTCTGACCCTATTGTTTGGTAAGGCAACTATGTTACCTGTCCATTGACCTGCGTCTAATAGATACATTACGTGTGACTGCTTATGTTGTGCAGGGTCATCTGCTATTTCATGGTCTGTATAATCTACAGTAAACATATATTTAGCAGTAAAGAACTGATTATCTATCTTACATAACCAAGGAGAAGAACTAACCCTGTCCATAACTATTACACTATGATGTCTTGATTCGCAATCCCAAGGTTGACATAAATGGTCTTCCATAGGCTCTGCCCATTCATCAACAGGTATATCGGCTACTAGTGCCTGTATAGGCATACGTGCCCACATTGCACCACCATGTACATTATTCTCTTCTGTACAACCTGTGAAGACTACCTGAAAACTTAACGACCTATCAGGAATGGTATTAACTGCGAAAGCTAATGCGTGTAGGTATTCACCGTGATAATCCATATGATTACAAGTGAACTCCTTACGTACCCAACATTTAAAATGTGGTACGTTACTTATAAGATACGACATTATTTACGTTTAGTAGCTCCACCACGAGACATCATCTTTGACTTTTTCTTCATAGAACCACCATACATCATTTTTTTAGTAGCACCACCTTTAGCCATCATTTTTGATTTTTTAGTTGCACCACCCTTAGCCATCATCTTTGACTTCTTGGTAGCACCACCTTTAGCCATCATTTTTGATTTCTTTTTCATCATTGCCATTATACTCTCCTTGTAAGTTTTTTAGCATTACGTGTTCTCTTAAAAGAACGATTAGCTGTCTTAGTTGTAACAGCTAAATTTTTTTTTCTATTATCTATAGGATTACCATTACGATGATGTACGTCTAGTCCGTCACCCTTCTTCGCAGTTCCTGATTTAAGTGCTAGGTTTCTAGCTTTGTTTCTACCTGCTCTTTTTACTTTTTGTAAAGTTGTGGAGTGATAATTCTTGTATTCTTTTTTATAATTACGCTTAACCATCTTTGCCTGTAATTTTTTTATAGGCTTCCATACCCTTTGCACCACTACCTTTTAGTGCTAATAGTCCGGGATTATCTTTAACAGAACCACCTGCTACATACATATGTTG